GTTTTCATATATATACCAACTAGATTATAACGTCTAATGGTTTTAAACTCTTTGTCAAGTAGATCAATAGTTGCACTTTCAGCAGGTACACCATATTTTCCACTTGATGTTTCAATGGAAAATATCTCTGACATCCAAGCTTCCATTTTACTTCTAATATTCTGAGCCTCATCAGCAAGGAATGTTACATTCCATGAATCCGAACCAGTATACTTTACAGAACCTGGTACATTAAAATCCAGACCCATATACGGAACCACTTGATTACTAATATCCTTACCAGGTAAGTCTGCTGTTCTTAAATAGACCAAATCATCAGTTGTTAACGGTCCTAGCGTTACAACTCTGAATTGGAAATCACGTGCAAACTCCCTCTGTTTTGCCACATCATAAAATTTTAATATTCCATCTGCCATAATTATCTCCTTTTAATTTTAATTATTTAACTGATCAACTCATTAAAGTCTGCATCTGTTCTAGTTGCATAGAACGTAGCAAGAATAAATTCTGCTGTACGAACTGCCTTAATGTAAAGGTCAACCTTCATTTCATTGTTATCAATAACTTGAGGTGTGTTATTACGTTCATCGCAAACGATCAAGTAATCATACATACCTTCATTGTTTTGAGCCAAATCAAACAACGGAGTCAATACATTAACAACACGAGTTCTAGTAAACGTAGTATTAGGTTCTGCTACAAAGTAACGAAGCACCTTCATTGTTGCTCTTTCCATAACTAGGAACAATCTTCTAACGTTTATTCTATCAAAAGCAGACGGTTTAGATTGAAGAGTCTTCTGACCCCAAACTACAAATCCATCACCTTGGAAGAACACAATTGGGTTAACACCAATTCGATACAACATATCTTGTTGCTTCTGAGTAGTTTTAACAGCGATATCAGTAATGTTTCTGATAAGACCATTATTCAAACCAAACGGAGCATACCAAGGTTGTAGATTGGTATCCATTCTAGCCATGATAGCGGCTTGCCATCCTGAGAACGGCATCCATGTGAACTTACCAGTGTTGTTATCATACATTTGAACCCAGTTTGCATAGGTTGCGGCATAATTACTATTAGCACTTGCATACAAGTTCTTCAATGGAACATATACGTTAGATGTGAAGTTTCTATCATTACGATCTAGTGTCTTGAAACTTTCACCTTGTACAAATATACCTCTGATAGGATCAGAAATATGCATACAATCCTTACGGGTATTCGAACAGAAGTTATTGTAAAGATTGAATATTGTTCTGTGGTATCCAGCGTAAGCACTTGAAGCACCGTCAACATTAGAAAGATTACTCAATCCTGTTGCAACATTAGCAGTATCATCAAAGGTTGCGTCACCATTTGAGCTTCCTACATATGTCCATATAGTACTAAGACCACCATCTAACACAATATCAATATCCAACGATTGAACATTATCAGCTAGTAATAACGCACGATCAATCTTGCTTGGAACATTACCGATATTCTTTAATGCACTATCAGGTGAATTACAAGGCGTATAAGCACCAACTGGATTAAGAGTTTTGCTTTGATTCCTTAAGGTTTCAACTACACCATAATTAGCAATATTTGGGTTAACAAACATTTGCACATAGTTTGATTGTTCGTTAATCTTATCTGGAAGATAGAAAGATTCCATCTGTCCATTAACACTACTTGCACGTTGGTCATTAGATTCTAATGAACCTACATACTTTTCAACTGGTGTGTAATACAGTTTATTTGGATCGGCCGCATAAACTGATGTACGAAGTCTGAAAAAGTACACGATCAATGAATCATTATATGATGAATCTGTGAAATCAAAGTTATTTGAATTCTCAACAACCTTTGAAATGTTATCTGGATTAGTTGTATCAGTTCCAGTTAATGTGAATCCTAGTAAACTCTCATTTAAAGTAACAGTAGTATTGCTACTATTAAGAGTGTTAATAGCTGAAACTGAATCATATCCTGAAAGTAACACGGTGCTATTATCTGCAACTGCAACATAGAAACCCTCATATTTTTCATTAATGGTTGTTTTAGCATCGTTAATGATAACCATTGCGGCATTACCCAAGGTATCAAAAGAGCTAACTGTTCCTGCGGCAGAACCAGTTTGACCCATTGTAGACCAAGTTAACTGACCCGCTTTGATATCATTATACTGTCCCTCTGTTAAAGTAACAACAGTAGGTGCTTGTAAAAAGAGACCAGTAGAATCAGCGAAATTAGTACTATTTGATGAAGCGGCATATGCTAATGCAGTATATTCTCCATCGAATCCAGTACCATCACCAGAACCATAAGGCATTCTAGTAACAAGTAATGTAGCTGGCGAATTTAAAACTTCACGTGAGGAATGATAAAAATATCTTTCAGCGGCATTAGTCGGACCTTCACCCCCGAAAAATATCTGATCTAACTCATCTCTGGTTGAAACCTGTATTAACTCGTTTGTAGGTCCTTGAGGTGCAAACCCATGTAGCAATATCTTTGTTCCAACTGGATTTTGAGTGCGTAGACTTAAATCTACTTCATTAATTTCCACCCCGGGACTCTCGATTGTTCTAGCCATAATATATTCTCCTTATATAAAAAACATTAATTTCATTGTTTCTTATAATTATTTATTCTTTTCAAACTCAAAACCCTGCTTATTTTAAATAGGATCGATTAATGTTAAATCTATTTGACTATAAGAAAACTCAAATGAACAACTTATTTCATCTGTAGCCCTGTAATCATACTCAAAACCACCCAAAGAAATAGGGAAGGCATCAAAGTAGTCAAACCTTACAATTTTCTCATTATATTCTCTCAATCCATACAGACTGATCAAAGTTTGATAATCCATATAATTGTTAACCATTTTAATATGCTTATAGGTTATAGGTTCTAAATTAGATTTTTTAATTTGGGATAATCCTTTATCTCTTGCCGCATCTAACACCGTATTTTTAAGAGTTTTAAATTCTGCAAAATGTGAGTCCATTCCACTAGTTCTAACATTATTTAATATTGATAACCATTTCCAAATGAAAAAGTAGTTGTCAAAATTATTATCTATGGTAAACTGTACTTTAATAGGTGGATATTCTGCTCTAGCTTGACTGGTCACATGTGGAGTTTGACCTCTAAATGGAACACCAACTGCTGGAATACTATGTTCAGGCATATTTTGAGCAATTATGGAGTACTGCATTTTATCACGATTTAAAAGTTTTTGTGTACGGGCAGAATCAGTTTCGAAGTCTTTTAATACATTAGGAGTATCAATAATTAATACGAACTTATCTACTCTTGCCTTGTTCAGAATTGTTTGTGGGATTTCGTCTGCCATAGTTTTACTCCTTTATTCATTAAATATTTATTGAAATGCAATCATTTAAAGAACATATTATGCAAGATAAACAACGAGCAGTATCCTTTGATTTTGATAATACCATATTTAAACTACATTGGGATAAAGAGAATAATGATTTTGTTAGGGATGAAAGAGGTGATCCCACTGGTGAACTAAATACTGATATAGCCCAAAAAATCAAAGACTATAGGGTAAAGGGATATAAGGTGTATGTTATAACAACCCGTTACGCCATATGGAGAGAAGAAACCGAAAATTTTTTAAAAGATAACAACCTATGGGGATATATAGACGATTTAATATTTACCAATGGTGCTTGGAAGGCTCAAACCTGTAAAAAACATGGAGTAGAAATTCACTACGATGATGATAGAGATGAGTTGAGAAGATTAGGATATAAAGGAATTAAGGGAATTCTTGTTAAAAATGAAAACATTTAAACAATATTTAACTGAATCTTTTTCTGATTCGGCTTATGTGTTCGACATGGACGATACATTAGTAACCACAGGTGCAAAGATATTGGTTAGAGATCAACAAGGCAATATCCAACAAAGATTAACACCTGCACAATACAACACTTATATTAAAAAACCTAATGAAACTTTAGACGTTTCTGAATTTAGATCAGAGGATATCTTTCAGAATACTGCTAAACCTACAAAATATTTCAAAATTATTCAAAACGTCAGTAATGCTATTAAACGTGGAACATCCGATTCTCATATTTATATATTGACAGCACGTGGTGAAGCGGTTAAAAACGTAATATATAAATACTTAAAAGATAAAGGGGTAGAGGTACGTCCTATTGAAATACATACAATAGGTGATAATAATAGCAAATCTATAGCTGAACTTAAAAAAGATGTTTTACAATCAATACGCAACAAGCATATTGGTGAGGTAACATTTTTCGATGATGATGTGAAGAACATTCAATTGGCAAATCAGATACAAGGAATTAATGCAAGGTTGGTAAAATGAAAACATTTAATGAATTTATAGCGGGAACCAATATCACTGAACGTGATATACGTGATATTATTATTAAAAATATT